CAATTCTTCAGAATGTTTTTCGGAATATCTCCAGATGTAAGATATACAAAAGAAGATAGATTTATAGTAGGAGAAGCAGAATCTCAAATTGGATCTGAGTCTCAAAAATATTTAACAGATGATAAATTATATCAAGTATTTGCTATATTAATAAAAGCAGATCTACCTACATCAGAATGGGCAGAAGCTTATAAGCTATTTGTCCACCCTGCAGGTATGTACTTTGGAGGTCAGGTTAGTATTGAAACTTCTAGTTCTTTAACCTTAGGTATTATGCCAGACTTTATACCTGCTCAGGTGGATAGAGTTATTCAAGGGGAAGCCTTGTTTACCTTTGGACACATGGTTACTGATCTTACAGGTGAAGTTGATTCTGATGGAAGAGGTACTTACGGTAAGCTCAGAATTGATCTTCCAGGATCTGTTGAAGAGATACAGAATATTTCTATCGATGAGATTAATCAGAACTACAGATCAATTAGCGAGCTTATTGGTACGAGCTCTCCAACATTGGATGGTGATTCATCTACAAATGTTGCTGATATGTCTCAAGATAGAGCAATGTTTGATACTATGGATGAAGTTAAATATACTTGGTATGATTCAGATTCAGCTTAAAAACCATTATAAATATTACTAACCCTAGAAACGGATTTAGCAATGGCACGACAGAATATTAATAGAGGCACTACAGCCAATGACGGAACAGGAGATACTCTTCGTTCAGCGTCTGGTAAGATTAATGATAATTTTAGAGAATTATATACACTTCTCGGTGACAGTGCACAAATAACAAACAAAGTATCTCTGACTGATAGTGGCGTTCTTTATAACGGTCTAACTCACAATACTGTTCTAGGCTTTGTAGAAGGATCTTCTAAGTCCACAATAAGGTTACCAGGCGTTGGAGGCATAATTACTTTAAACGAAGCTACGCAAACGCTTACAAATAAAACAATAACATCTCCAGTACTGACTACACCTCAAATTAATGATACGAGTGCAGATCATCAGTATGTTGTAGCAGTAAGTGAGTTAGCTGCAGATAGAACTATTACATTACCATTATTAACAACTAACGATGAGTTTACATTTAATGCTCATACCCAGACATTAACAAATAAAACACTTACAACTCCCGTCTTAACTAATCCTACTATTACAGGAGTAGTAAACGATGTTAACGGAGCTGAAGTATTTGAAATAACGCCTTCATCTAGTGCAGTTAATCATATACAAGTATCAAATGCAGCTACAAATGGTATTCCTCAATTAGCTGGATTAGGTACAGACGCTAATGTGGGTATAGGTATTTCAGGTAAGAATAGCGGATTAGTTCATATACAAAGCGGTATAAGATATCGCTCTGAAACGATTTCAAGTAACACCGCGATCAACCTTCAACGGCCATTGACTATCTTCGAAGCTGGAGGAGCTTTAACAGGAGTTAGTTTAGCTAATGGTACATTTGTTGGAGAAACTAAAACATTAGCTAATATTGGTACAGGAGAAGTAACTGTAACTCCAGCTACTTTTAAAAATGGAACTACATTACATCTTAGAGAAAATGGGTTAGTTAACATGATTTGGATTGACAATACAGACGGTTGGTTACTAATGTCAGAGAAAACATACGCATCTAGTGACACAGCTGCCCTAGTTTACGTAGCATAACATAAGAGATATAAAATGCCAGCAATTATTACAGATAGATTTAAAAAAGAAGTTCTAATTAATCTCCAAGCAGATGTAGACAGTGCAGCAAACAAATATTATGTTGCTGTAGGTCGACCCGTTGATTGGAATGCAGAGGATGAGGCTCCTACTCCATCCAATACTATTAGAACAATTAGAGATGCTCAGCAAAACTTTACATCCATAAAAAATGTAGAAGCGCATTCCTTTGTTGTACCCAGAGCTAGTTGGACATTAGGTGCTATCTATCAAGGATATAATGATAACTCTTCTGGACATGCAAATAATAGCTTTTACGTTATTACAGAAGAGAATAACGTTTATGTGTGTTTAGAAGCTGGTAAAAATGCACAAGGACAAACTGTAACATCTACTGTTAAACCTAGTGGTACTTTAACCACTTCATTTGAAACTGCTGATGGTTATGTATGGAAGTTTTTATATTCTGTAGGTGCTCTTAGAGCTTCTCAATTCTTATCTGCTAACTTTATGCCTGTAACTAAATTCCCAGCAGCGGGTAATGACGACCCTGCTGATCACGTTGAGCAAGTTGGTATTCAAAATGCTGCAGTTGCTGGTCAAATAGCTGGTTTCGAAGTTCTTAGTGGTGGATCAGGTTACACTACCGTACCTACAATAAGTGTAGTTGGAGACGGAGTAGCTGCTAATGCAGTGGCTCATATTAGTGGCGGAGCTGTAACAAAAGTAACTATTGCGGATTCAGATGGTCTAAAAGCTCATGGTAGAAATTTCTCCTTTGCGCATGTAGATGTTACTGGAGGTAATGGTACAGGAGCAAACATAAGACCTATCTTAAGCCCTGCAGCTGGATTCGGAGCAGATCCTAGAGATGATTTAAAAGCAACTGCTATTATGTTTACTGCAAAACCAGATGGAGATGAAGGATCCAACTGGGTAGTGGGTAACGATTTTAGACAAGTATCTCTGGTAAAAAATATTCAAGTACCTAATGCTTCAACTTTATTTGGAGGTGTTACGGGTAATGCTTTAAGAAGAATGAAATTTTCTAGCATAGGAGCTAGTTTTTCTTTAGATAAAATTATCGTGGGAAGTACCTCCGGAGCTCAAGCTTATGTAGTAAAGACAGATTCAGATGAAGTATGGTATATTCAGGACTCTGATACTCAATTTAAGTCTTTTCAAGAACAAGAAAGTATTACTCAAATAGGGACATCAGGTAACGGCGTTCTAGATTTAACTTCTGCTGATGGAGATACTTTAGCGTATCTTAATGCAGATGTTGATACATCTACAGGTGAAGTAATCTATATAGATAATAGAGCAGCAGTTCAGAGATCCGCAGATCAAACAGAAGATATAAAAATTATTATCCAACTCTAATGGAAGACTAATATGACTCAAGCGTTTACATCGGAAATATTTTCATCTACATATAAAGATGATTACAGTGATAGCGATAACTATCACAGAGTATTGTTCAACAGTGGACGTGCTTTACAAGCCCGCGAGCTTACTCAATTACAGACTATTATTCAATCAGAGATTGGAAGATTAGGCAAACATATTTTTAAAGAAGGCGCTGCTGTAAATCCTGGAGGAGTGACAGTAAATAATGAGTATGAATTTATTAAATTAGATACTACTGTTAATAATCTTCCAGAAGATTTAACTACTTTACAAGGGCTTAATTTTACTTCTGCAGGCGGTGTAACATTTAAAGTAATTGAAGCTACTCCTGTAGTTTCAAGCAGTGAACCAGGAACTCTTTTTGTACAGTATACAAGCACTAATGTGTCAAATGCAGGTACTGCTCCTGTAAGAGTCGCTCCAGGCGATACTATAAATGATGGCGGCTCCAATCCGCTAACAGTACAAGCTACTAATACAGTATCCAACCCCGCTGTTGGTCAAGGGTGTAAAGTATCTATTCATGGTGGTGACTTTTTTGCACAAGAACATTTTGTACATAGTACAGCTCAATCTAAGATTGTTAGTAAGTATAATAACAAACCTAGCTTTAGCGTTGGGTTTAAAGTAACACAGGATATTGTTAGTTCTTCAGATGATGTAGCGCTATTCGATAACCAAGGGGCAACTCCTAATCTATCTTCTCCTGGTGCAGATCGTTATAGAATTAAACTTACTATTGCTACTAGAGATGAAATTAACTCTGATGAAAATTATATTGAAGTAGCTAAAGTAAGAGACGGCGTCATTACCTCTCAAGTGACAGCAGTAGATAATTACAATCAAATAGATAATGTTTTAGCTCTTAGAACTAGAGAAGAATCTGGTGATTATATTGTTAAACCTTTTGAGTTACTTTTTGAAACTAATGATTCCGATAATACAAAACTAGATTTTATCGTATCATCTGGTACTGCTTATGTAGATGGATACAGAGCTGCTACAGGTGGAGATACTATTATTACAGTTGATAAACCTAGAACTACCACAGCTTTGAACAATCAAGTAGTAGCAGCTAGTTATGGTAGTTATGTAATAGTTAGTAGTAACAAAGGTCTTCCAGATATTAACGAATTGCAAGAAATGAATTTGCGAGATGCTACTAATCATGGTGGAAATACTATTGGTACAGCTCGAGTTAGGCATGTAGAAGAAGACGGCGCTAATTATAGACTCTATCTTTTTGCAATTCAAATGAATTCTGGTAAAAACTTTGCTGAAGCAAAATCAATTGGAGATAGTGCAACCGATTATTGGAATTTAGTACTAGAGCAAAGTAAAGCCATTTTAAAAGATGCTGCTAATAGCTCTCTGCTATTTGACCTTCCTACAACTAGACCTCAATCACTCTCTGATATCTCATTAGCGGTTCAACGTAGATTTACAGCTTCTACAAATAGTTCCGGTGTTGTTAATATATCATTATCTGCATCTGGAGAGAACTTTGCTAATACAACAGATTGGATTATATCTCCTACTAATAACACTATATCTACTTTAGATGCTAGTACTACAGGAGCAGGATCTGCAACATCTACTATAGACACCCAAGAAGGTAATAGCACTCCTCTCGAAATACTTGCTTATGTTAATAAATCAGCCGGCGTTGTTAGATCAAAGACTCTTACAGAGAGAACTCAAACTATTTCTCCAGACGGTGCTGGTAACTGCACATTAGATAAAGCTGATATTTTTTCTTTCGATGTAATTAAATCAACTGATTCAGAT